ATAGGCACTACGCTTGTCCCTATTTTTCTCATCATATGTTTTGCAGATGGCGGCTTGTTTCTCAGGATTTTTAGCCCTCCACTCACGCAAATACTCACGAGTCTTCTTTCTATATTCGTCAATGTTTGCAAGTCTTCTGTCGTTCTGCGCTTTAACACGACAAACCCTACAAGTACCATAGTGCTTGTTTCTGCGCTTATCCATTTGGAATTCATCCAAAGGCTTGTCAACATTACATCTTTTGCAGATACACATCTTTAAGCCTTGAACTGTGTAACTGAAGCAAGAATTGTGAAAGTAGCACTAGCCGTTTTAATTATGAGATACCTTATGCTATCAATACCACTAGCATTTCCCGCAGTAGGCGCACCACCTAACCACCTTGTCGTAACTCCAGATGTAGTGCCATCAACTTGCACAGCAGAATTGTAGTAAGCAGTAGCACCCTGAGTCACCAAGAAAGCCACAGTCATTGATTGACCTGTACTCATCAAAGTATTCAAAGAAGTACCGCTAGAGGCTCTGAAGTTAACTGTCCAGTTAGCACTTGCGTTACTTGTGTAGTACAAGACTGACTGAGTGGTAATGTCGTAGTTAATTGTGCCAGTAGCTGCTGTAGCTGATACTGTTGCTACCTCTGCTGCATCGTTTAGAACAATGGCAGTAGCTGAAGATGTACCGCTAAAGGTCTGTGTAGCAGTAAAGGTCTGGGCTACGTTAGTTACTGCATTGTTAGCGTTGTAGGCTTGTACATCAGTACCGATTGCCAAACCTAAGTTAGTTCTAGCAGTAGCAGTATTAGAAACATCGGATAGGTTGTTAGTGTTAACTAAGAAACCACCTGCTGTAAATGCCGCTTGTGACCAAGCCGATCCTGTCCACACATAAAGTGTTGATACTGTTGAATTCCAGTACAAAGCACCAGTAATAAGCGCATTGCCATCATTGTCAACAGAAGGTGCGGATGTCTTACTTCCCAAATATCTGTCATCAAAAGCGTCATAGCTTGCTGCAGCAGATGTTGCGCTAGAAGCCGCATTTGTTTCGCTTGTAGAGGCATTTGAAGCACTTGTTGCCGCATTTGAAGCAGATGTAGCCGCATTAGATGCAGATGTAGCTGCCGCAGTAGTCGAGCCAAAGATCGAATCTATCTCAGTTTTGGTATAAGCATTTGAGATGTTATAGCCAGCAATAGTCGTTGGATTCGTTCCTGCCGTAGCACGACCATAAGCATCAAAAGTGACAGATTGGTATGTGCCTGGTGTTACACCAGAAGAAGCCAAATCAATGTTGTCGCCATTGACAACAATACGGCTAGATGATGCAGTTCCTACATTGAGAGTGTTACCTGTCTTTGTAAGACCATCACCTGCGGTAATCTGACCTGCACCAGAGAACTGTGCCCAAGTAACAGATGTGCTTCCCAATGTCCCACCTGCATCTACTGTACAAATCCAACCTGAATCAGCGTTAGTAGTGCCTTTTTCAACAAAGGTAAAAGCCGCAGTCAATTCTGTCCATGAATCTGCATCAGTAGCACGAGTCCAAGAACCTGCAGCAACAACATAGATACCATTTCCAGAAGCAGTAGACTGATCCTTGACCAATACTCGGTCACCAGCAGATACCGCTACGCCATCAATCGTTTGTGTGCCAGACAATGTGATGTTTGCAGTTGTAGCTACAACAACAGAAGCCTTGGCATCAATACCTTGGGCTAGTGAGTCAACATAACCCTTCGTAGCCGCATCAGAATCGTTTGTGGGACTCGCCAAACCAGTAATGGTTGCCGATGTACCAGAATCCATGTCCAATGAACCAGAGATGGTCACATTGTTGAACGTAGAAGTACCAGAAGCCGCAGTTACATTGCCTGTCAGATTGCCAGTTACGTTACCCGTGACATTGCCCGTTACGTCACCCGTTACATTACCTGTGACGTTACCAGTTACTGCACCTGTCAATGGGCCACTAAAGCCTGTATTGGCGGTGATGTTCGTGCCAGTAATAGCAAGTGGAGATGAGCCACCAATGACTGCACCATTGATTGTCCCTGCACTAATGGCGGCAGAAGCAATCGTAGCGGCTGTGCTAACAGTAAGGTTAGTAAAAGTTCCCGCAGCAGCAGTAGTTCCACCGATTACCGCACCATTTATCGTACCCCCAGTAATGGTGGCAGATGAGTTATCTGTCTTAGTCGCAATGGCAGTTGCAATGTTATTGAACTCTGTATCAATCTCAGTACCTTTAACAATCTTTAGAGGATTGCCAGGCGAAAGGTTATCTTTGGTTGCGAAATTCGTACTTTTTGAGTAATTTGACATGGTTTATCCTATCTTGCCTTCTTTGGCTTGAAGTTCAATTTTCTGAATTGACAACTGAGTGCCATTGATAGTGGCTTCGTAACCAGTTTGTACAATTTTACCTGCACTTGAAGCATTACTTGTCAATGCTTTAATTGGTATGCCACTTGCGTAGTCTGCAATTGCATACTCACCAACTCCATACTCAAAATAGCCTTGAGGTGGAATAAAGACGTTCTCTGACTGATAAGCGCCCGAGTAGTCAAAAGCCCACTTGATTGTGAGGAACTGGTTAGAACCACCAATCACCACGGCAGTAATGGACTTCAGGATGGAAATCTGATTAGGGTTTCCTAAGTCAGCATTGTTGGTGTAGTAAGAAAACCGATAACTCAATGTGTCATCAAGATAAGTTCCATACTTACCAATGTATCCATTCTTACCAATGTATAAATCACCATTTCTTAGTGATTTCAAACAAGTTGGAGAAATAGAGTCCCACTTCGTCACACGGGAAGCACCATCTTGCAAGGATTGCTTCGTATCAAAGCAGTAAACTTGCAAAGTAGCTGGCAAAACAAGCAGATAAAAAGCGTTTTTCTCTGAGTAAACAGACTTGATATTGGCTAGCGTTTCACCTGCCAAAGATGATTCCAGATCGAAACGAACATTCTTAGATAGGTCACGCAAAGGAGCAGACTTCTCTTGAATAGTCCTCATCAATGAACGAACACCTGAGTCTGACAAGAAAACAACATCAGTACCAATACTTTGTATGGTGTCCCTAGCAATACACCCAATAGAGCCTACTGTGTCGCTCAGAACGAGAGATGCGGGTGTAGAAGCACCTGAGTAAACAAGAATCTGCTTCTTACCAAAGATGAACAAGAAATCATTGTGAGCTGCCAAACCCATCACTTCATCAGCACCATTGGGCCATACACGAGAAACATCCAATGATCCTGAAGTGCCACCAGACCATACATGACCTGCAATCAGGTCAGAGAAGCTAATAGTCACCTTGTCCGAAGCAGTATTAGCCACCCACAGACGACCAAATGCTGAAATAGCGATGTTGGCTTGAGGAACTGCAGCTACATAACCAGACTTCTCTGACACTCTGCGGTACGTAGAAGTACTTACTGCGGGGTCATAAATCAATGGATCGTGACCTGTTTGAAAGAAGTAAGCAATGCCATTCAAAGAGGCACATTGCCAGTTAGATGCCGTGATAGTAGGAGCAGTACCGCCACCACCATAGGTCAACTCAGTCACCGCATTAGAAGTGCCAAGTTTAAATATCTTGTTGTTGCCAGCAAACAGAACTGTAAGAGTCCCGTCAGTCTGGACTAATTCATGGATGACACCAACATCGTTAGCGCCTAGATTGCCAGAGGAAGAGTTAACCCTTGACCAACCTTTTCTAGCACCAATACGACCATACTGATCCAAGATGCAGTTAGTCGCAACCAAAGCAAAGCCAGCCCCTAAATCAAGGGGGGAATCTTCAGTATTCAGGCCATAAAAGCCTGGTGCTGAGAGACTATAACTTTGAAGTGCTGATGCCATTAGACCGCCACAAAGTTGTCTTCAGGATAACGAGTGGACTCCAATGCAATCGCATCAGAGAGCATTCCTCTGAACAAGGCATAAGCCTCATTAGAAGCAGTACCACCATCCTCACCACGCTCAATCAAAGCACGAGCATAGGCGCTTTGCGTTACCAAGTAGTCCAAGACCTTCACAGATGTGCCATCAGAAGATAAAGCAGCCTGTGGGATGGTTAGGTCAAACAACAGAGTAAAAGCACCAGAAGGAACTGGAAACAAGTCTACTTTGGTGTCTCCACTACCATCTACACCGCTAAAGCAGAACTCTGAAGGAATAGATTGAGAAGGTGCGCCAAGGTTTAGTTTGCGGTTCATGTCCACAAACTCAATATTGCGAAGACCAATCAAACTTGTTGTGTTCAGAGCATCATTGACACGAAACTTCTGTCCCGCACCTGTCAAAGCATAAGAACTTGTACCAGCAGTAGTTGTTACTGTGATTGTTTGAGCAAGGCAATTCCAGTTGTAAGAGTCTTCAATTTGTCTCTTAGCATCATTGACAAATTTGCCAATCAGAGAAGAATAGGTTGTTTCGCCAACAGTAGATACTGTGCTTTCACGCAAGCGAACTAGCACATCGTTAACAAGTTCTAAGTAGGTCATGTTCGTTGCGCTCCCTGAACCTCAAATGTTGCAATAAAACTGAATGAACTTGCCGCTTCAGTTGTAATTTGTAATTTATCGCCCTCTTCTAAAACGATATAAGCCGCACCATCAAATTGAAGGTATGTTTTTGAAGCCAAGGTATATGCAGTAAGAATGTCCAAGGTTGCAGCAGTACTTGCGTCATACCATTGGACTGTGATGTGCTTTGTATTTCCACCAGTATTGTGGATATACATGACAGTAAATTTGGCGTAATAACCCGTAGGTACTGTGTAAACAGTAGTCAGCGTATCCGCTGTTGGGCTAATTCCGACAGATACAGGTCTCATTTATTCCTCTTAGAGATCGCTTTAGCCTTCGCTTTAGCGTCTTCCTTGGACGATGCGCCCCAAGCTCTAAGAGATAATAGGAGTCGGGTAGGCTTCCCATCTTTCATCTCAGCGCCAGGCATATTGCCCATACGTGCTAAAAAACTAGATCGTCGACCTGAATTACCCGTTTTTAAAGGCGCTTTTAAGTTCAGTCCCTCAGTCCTTTTGTAGAACTCTCGACCTTCCTCATTCAATCCGCCTTTTGGATTCTGGTATTTTTTTAAGACCATGATGATCTTCCTGTGAAGTGTACACCAGGCTGAGGTGGTAATGCAATAGCTAAATCAAAATCTAAGCCATTTCTTAATCTTTGCATAAGAGTTTCTGGCTTCATATTGACCATTTTAGCAATCTCAGTTGTTGAGCGTAATTCACCTTGATACATACGTTTGCCACGATCTGGATCAATTTTTGTATGTTCTGATGGATCGCCATAAATCTTTGTTGCTTTCCAGATTCTTTGGTATCCAATTCCCGTCTTTCTAGCAATCTCAGCTAACGTAAGATTCTCGCCTTCAAACAGGTATCGCTTGCTATTCCTTCGATTGTTGGCTTGCTCAATGCTAGTTGACCATTTCACATTTTCTGGAAAATAACCTTTATTCACATCAATTCTATCAAGACTGTAATCTTTTGATGGCCTAAGTCCAACGTCTTGGATAAATTGATAAAAGCCATCTTCTCCATGCCACGATAGATGCACATCAATTCCACGACCGCCATAGTTTTTGTAATCAGGACTTACTTCTGAATAGCATCGGTAAAAAAGATGCTTCCATGTCCCATGAGACAGAAGTAACTGATTAACAGTTGTTTTGTCTAATGATTCAGGGATCATTTCTTCTTCCTTTTAGATTCGGAAATAGCAATAGCAATGGCTTGTTTAGGATTCTTCACCACAGGGCCTTTTTTGCCAGAGTGGAGAGTTCCTTCCTTAAACTCACGCATTACCTTCCTGATCTTAGTGGCTGGTTTCATTTCCCACGACCTGCTTTTTTCATCATGTTTGTAGCAGTACGACCACCACGGGTAGGCATAGCTTTAGGCTTACCAATAGCAATCATTACAGTAATGGGCATAGATTTCTTTTTGCCATACTCTTTGGCTTCTTTCTCGCCTTTTTCTGTGTATGGGAATTTCTTGTTTCCAACTTGAGGCATATAAATCCTTATCGAACTAGCTTGGTTGCAATGAAAGAAATGATACCGCCAACAACAGAGGCGATTGCCATTCCAACGAAAAAGCCACCTTTAGACTTATTAGCCATCTCTAAAAGCGTTTTAATATCTTGGCGAAGTGCATGGACTTCTGCTTGTAAAGCCTCAACTTGGGCTTCTAGCTTACCAAATTCTCGTGGATCAATCTCAGACATTTGATTTCCTTGGACGACCCATCTTTTTAACAGGTACTGGAGGTTGCAAGACTATTTGCTTTTCAGAAGTTTCTTCCTCAAATTCATCAATTCTGACGTAACCTTGATGACCTTTCATCGAATCAATATCGTGCTGATAGGTAAAAGTGACTGTCTGTCCACTTGTTAAACATCTAAAGGTTGCCATAAGAACTCCATTAAAAAGGGGGTTATTAGCCCCCTTTTATTAGACCATGCGAGCTACAACAATACGAAGTGTTGCAGATGCTAAGTCAACTGTTGAACCAGATTCATTCTGAATGCGGAACTTGACTGTGTTTGCGGCAGAAACATAACCTGTAACTGTCAAACCAACCAAATCCACACCCAAAGATGCACCGATAACCATGTCGCCTAAAGCTACGCCAGGGATTGTTACATCGTCTGTCTCGCCAGCGCCATCAACCAATGAACCTGCGTCCAAAGTTGCACGTACAGCCCATGTGTCGCTAAACAAACCACGGAACTGGTCATTACCCCTACGGGATACTACTGCTGATGCGGTTGCCATAATAAATTCCTCCTAGATTAGAAAAAATCCCCCCACCCGTAAAGATGAGGGGAAAGTGGCAACTATTAGGCTGGAACTGCTAACGCAAATGCGCTAGAAGACAAAGCTGCACCAGTTGTAGCGGCAGTACGCATGGCTTTCACACCATACAAAGTGTCCGATGTGAACAAAGTAGCAAGGTAGTCTTGCTTGTACTGAGTCTGTGAACGGATGCCCATCTGCTCAACCAAAACCATAGAGTCCTTGTGACCCATCAAGCAGATACGATCAGCGCCAGAGTTACCAGCACCGAAGTCAGCATTGCTAGATGTGAACACGGGGATACCATACAGTTGACCGATTTCACCAGTACGGATTGCATTGCCATTGCCCACAAAAGCCTGCTCGGTGTAACGGGATAGACCCATCAACGTGTTGCGGCTTGAAGGAGGAATAACAAAGAAACGACCATCCATAGGAGTGTCATTGTCGTCCAAACGCTGAATGGTGCGGCGAATAGCGGCATCAGTCAATGCGGCTGCATTGGAAGATGTGCTGTTGTAAGCAGTAGTGCCATCAGAACCGATGAAGGCTTTGGTGGATGTATTGCTTGTTGCGTAGTCGTTAGTACCGACAGTAGCACCATTGAATGCACGACCCAACTGGATCAAGCTAGTGTCTACTTGCTTGGCAAGCGCATAGCCAGCATCAGCAGTATAGAACTGGCGCAAGCTGTTCAAGGCTTGGGCTTCAACGATGTCCTCAATGAAACGTGAGTATTCAAAGTGTTGGTTGATAGAAACCAAAACTTCTGTCTCAGTATCTGCAATCAGAGTGACGGCAGTAGAGGCGGCTTTTGCAGAAGCTGAACCACGGGTAGGAGCTGGAATGTGAACTGTGTCACCCTTCTTGCCCTTGAAGTTCATCTTCATAACGATGTTAGCCAATACAAGGTTTTTCTTGTAAGCGGCTACGATTTCATCACTCCAAATCTCTGGAATGAACGTTGCTGCGGTTGTTGTGGTTACCGCTGGTGTTGGATATGCCATGATTAAATCTCCTAAAACAAATTTTAACGAACCCGTTTCTCTATGTACGCTTGCATGATTTCATCACTTAGCGCTGCATAACGATCTGGGTCTCTCAACTGAAGCTGAATAAGGTCTGCCCTTCGGTATACCTTCTTTGATGATTCACCAGAACCACCTACATCAACACCTACTGCTTTTAAGTTCTGTTTGCGAGTTACCTCACCCTCATCACTTACTTGCTTACTTTTTACAGTTCGTAGCTGTTTATAGGTCGATAGCAATTCATTGGCAGAGTCATAATCATATCCCGCATCGGCTTGCTCAAATAACTTAATGCGAACAGGGCTAGACTTCACCCAATTTGCAAAATCTTGATCTTTAGCGATGTCGCCAAAATCAGGATGTTCTTGCGCCAACCTCTGCTGAATTTGTGCCTTTTTCATCTCAAGAGTCGCCATGCGAGCTGCTTGGATGTCGGGGTGATTATCAACAGTCCTCTGAATTGCCTTCTGTGGATTCTCAAAGAAATCTACTTCAGGCTCTTCCTGCCTAGTTTGTTGTCGTGAACCAAGGTTCTGTTTGATGAGTTCATCGGCTAACTTCCTGACCTCGCCTACTTCTTGTGCTTGCTTACCAATTAGCTTTTCAGCCTCTTGGTGCATTTTCACAATCTCGTCTAAACTTTTATCCCTGTATTTCTCAGGAAGTTCAGGCTTTTGCTCGATCTTCTGCTCTTCGATCTCTAACTCGCCCAACTCTTCTTTGTCGTCATCAATCAACATACTTCTTTCCTTTTCCTGCCGTCAATCGGTTGTAGGAGATTCAACTCGGCATAATTGCTTATGAGTTGATTTTGCGTTCAGCCTTTAACTTATCCAAATGGCTTTTCTCGAACTTCCCATGCGATGATGGAAACGCTCCAGACCACCCTTCTAACTTAAAAGCTGGCGCTGAAAGAATGCGATGAGAATCCTCACCACACTCACACTTCAGACTTGTTGTCTCATAAACAACAAATCTCTCTGTCTTATGCCCGTTTATACAGGCAAATTCATACATTCTTCTCATTTAAGTCCTCAAATGCTCTTTCGCTGACTTGTTTTAAGTTTTTCAGCCAAATAAGTATAGATAACTCACCTTTTCTGAATTGTAGACTTTTTTCATCTGCAATTGTTGAAATATTATTCAAAGGTTCTATCATTTTGTCAACATCCTCCATCAAATCTATCCAACCTTGTGTGGACATTGTGGAGAATCTCTCTTCGTAGTACTTTTGAAGTTCTGGGTTCATTGTCTAGTCATTTGTTTTTCAACAATCTTAGCCTTGTTCTGAATATCTGCTTCTTTTAGCATCAATTCAGCAACCTTGACCCGCTTATCAAACTCTCTGGAAGCCAAAGCGTCATCAGTTGGGAGGTTCTTCGTGTTAGCCGCCATACTCTTTGCTTGCAATTCAATAGGCATCAACTGAGCCTCTGTTAACAACTTCTGAGCCTCTGCCTTGTTTTGCTCTGCTTGAGTCGTTTGGACAGCAATCTGAGCCTGTGCCAGTTGCATAGCCAATTGTTGTTGCATCTGAGCCGCTTGTTGGGCTTGTGGATCAGCAACAGCCATCTTATCGAGCATCTCAATCAACTCAAATCTGTTTGACAAAGAAGAATTAGCCATGATGCCCTTCAAAATGATAGGCAAAACAGGTGTATTCGGGCCAAGAGTCTGGAGTAAACCAATCATCTGTTGTTGTTCATGCTCACGAGCGATGATTCCTAACGCAGCAGTCGGAATGAACTTCATGTCCACAGTAGGATAACGCTCTGGATCGAACTGCATATAGCGATAGGCGGCTTTGGTGATGAAGGGGATCATAAAATCCTCTTGGAAGTTCACCAAGGTACGCTTGTATTTCTTGATAATCGAGGCAGTAGCCATCGAAATACCACCCTGACCAGCATCTCTGGACACCGCAGTAATCATTCCCTGAGAGTCAAGAGTGCCTGTTGCCATCAAAAGCATACGTTCAAACTCTTTGGCAGTTGTCAGGTTAGTCCCATCAGTATTGCCGAACTTGAACGGGAACAGAATCTCATTGGGATTGCCGTTTGTCAGGATTGCTTTACCTGGCTTTACTTCAAACTTAGCACCACGGGGGAGGCGAGTAGCATCCATAGCCATCATTGGGCTAGTTGTCAGAGCAAGAGAGTCTAAGTGGCTACGCACTTGGGCATCAATAGCCTTTTGTGAGTTGTAAGCCTTCTCAACAGTACCACGACCAAGCAAGCGATTAGGAACTGTATCGTCCTGATAAGCAAGAATCGGTCTATCCTTCATCATGTATGGATTGGCTTCTGCTTTGAGAAGCGTTCCATCATTGGCAATCACTACAATTGCTTCGACCAAATCGGAATACTCATCTTGAATGGTGTCTTCAGGGAAGAAATCCTCTACTTCACCATCTTCGTTTTCCAACTGTTCTAGGTACTCACGGGGAACGAGTCCATAGTAAGTAAGAAGTTTTACCTTGTCATCTTCGTACTGAGAAACCTCTTGGGTAGGTTCTAAGTCTGTATCCATAGAGTCAGTACCGACCTTTACCTTGCGGTAGATGCCTTCTTCTTGACCTTTGACGATCTTGTGGATAGAGACATACTTCTCGATAGCCACACCCATACAGTCATCAATAGATGTTCCATTGGGGTCAAACAAGAAGTTACGGGGGTTAACAGGAACAATCTTGACTGCAATGCGGTCT